GAATTAACTACAATTGATACTTTAGGTTCTGCTTCTTTCTATGTATCATCTTCAGCTGCTTTAGTTGCAACTGATTTAGTAACCCAAACTATCACTTATCACGCTCAGCCAGGTGCTGCTAACAGAGGTGATTTTGAAGATAAAGGTTCTAACTTAGATATCCCAGAAATCGAATTAGAATTGAAATCTGAGCCTATCGTTGCTAAGACAAGAAAATTAAAAGCAATTTGGACTCCTGAATTAGCTCAAGACTTAAACGCATACCATAGTGTAGACGCTGAAGCTGAGTTAACTCAAATGTTGTCTGAATACATCGCTTTAGAAATCGACTTAGAAATCTTAGAGATGTTACAACAAAATGCTTTCACAACTGACTTCTGGTCTGCAAGAGTTGGATATGAGTATGATGCAGCTAATGGTAGATTCGCAGTCGATTCTAACGCAGCTGCTGCAAGTGCTTACCAAAAGAGCACTTGGTTCCAGACTTTAGGTATCAAATTACAAAAGGTATCTAATAAAATCCATCAGTTAACAATGAGAGGTGGTGCTAACTTCGTAGTAGTATCTCCAAACGTTGCAACTATTTTGGAATCTATGAATGGTTTCTCAGCTAATCCTGGTAAAGACGCTTTACAATTTGCAGCTGGTGTAACTAACATCGGACAAATCTCTAACAGATATGATGTTTACAAAAACCCATATATGACTGAGAATGTAATCTTGTTAGGTTTCAAAGGTTCTAATTTCTTCGAAACAGGTGCTGTTTACGCTCCATATGTTCCGTTGATTATGACTCCTTTGGTGTACGACCCAACTAACTTCACGCCTCGTCGTGGTGTTATGACTCGTTACGCTAAGAAGATAGTTCGTCCGGAATTTTACGGTAAGATTATCGTTGAAGGTTTGAATACTCTCTAATTTAGATTAGTAGTAAATAAACATAAATTAAGGGGAGATAGAAATATCTCCCTTTTTTTTTTAAATAAATTGGATAACACTTCTTTTTTTATTCTTATATTTATAGTAGTAAAACTATAAACTTTTCATATGTCTGTAAATACATACTGGTCAGGTTCAACATCTGGCTCATTCATATCAGGTTCATCTACTCCATTTGGTATATATGATTCCGATAGTGAATTTAGAAACGATGCACCTAAGACCGCTACATGGGTAGCAAAACGATTGGGATATCCAATTGTTAATATTGAATTAGATAATGAACAAATATTTACTTGTTTTGAAGAATCTACATCCGAATATTCTGCGCAAGTAAATCAATTTAATCTTAGAAATAACTTAGATATTTTAAGAGGACAACCTAAAACCAAAATATTAAATTATTCACAAACCCTAGTTGATGGTTCTTTTCTACCAACCGCAGTTCGTATGGCTCAGCAATATGGAACATTAGCTGGAGTGGGTGGATCTACTAAAATGGGTAAAGCATATATAGAATTGACGGGTTCAGTTCAACGATATGATATAATGAAAATGGCCATTGATACAGAAACCAGTCGTTCATTTTCCTCAATATATAGTGGTTCATCTACAATAGATGTTCATAAAGTATATCACGAAGCCGTTCCAGCAATCACTCGTTTCTTTGACCCATATTCAGTTGGAGCTCAGGGTACTTTAAATTTAGTTTCAGAATTGGGATTTGGTAATTACTCACCCGCAGCACAATTCTTAATGATGCCACTTTACGAAGATGTATTGAGAATGCAACAAATTGAATTTAATGATCATCTTCGTAAATCAGCACATACATTTAATATTATTGATAACATATTAGAGATATTTCCAATACCATCAAGTGAAAAAGGCCCTCAACGAGTTTATTTTGATTATATGAGTAGAGATGAATTTGAACACGATTCGCAAACTATTCAATCAGATTCACTTTCAGATTATTCAGATGTTCCATATGATTTTATTCAATATTCAAATATAAATGATGTTGGAAAGCAATGGATTAGAAAATACACACTTGCACTTGTTAAAGAATTATTGGGTGCAATTAGAGAAAAATATAACACTATTCCAATTCCGGATGGTGACGTGACTTTAGATGGTGCCGCATTAAGAGCAGAAGCACAAGTTGAGAAGGATGCACTCATAACACAATTAAGAGAGAATTTGGAAGAAATGAGTAGGAAAAATGTGATGGAAAATAAAGCACACGAATCAGATCATCATCAAGATATGTTGAGAAAAGTTCCTTTAAAAATATATGTAGGATAATATGCCAAAATTTTTAGAAGCCAGAGACATTGAATTATTTAAAAGTGTAGCAAGAGAATTAGTAAATGATGTTATACAAAACGCCATTGTTTTATTTAAAATTAATATAAATGAAACAAAGGTAAACATTTATGGCGAATCATTGAATAAAACTTGGTACCCAGGAGTAGAAATATATGCACTTATAGATAAGGATGCTGAATCCGCTAGATATGAAGGATTTGGCTTAGATACAGACCAAAATATAACATTCAAATTAGATAGATGGATGTTGGAAGAAAAAGGTCTATATCCAGAAGTTGGTGATATTATAAAATTCAATGAAGGATATTTTGAAATTGATAATACAAATGAAATACAATTGGTGGGCGGCCAACCTTATAATAATTTTAGTGTTGTATGTTCTACATTTATGGTAAGTAAATCTAATTTAAACATAGAAGAAAGAATAAAATAAAATGTCTACAAATCCATTAAGACCCGATTTAAATAGAGCAAATCAAATTAAATCTCAAAAAGGAGATTTAAAACAAAGTATATCTCTTTTTGATATTGATTATGCAATAATGTCTTATTTAGAGGAAACGGTTTTACCGACTTTGGATGATAATGGTAAAGCATTGAAAATTCCTGTCATCTATGGTAATTCAGAAAGATGGAATGGTGTAAGAAGGCAAGGAGTTTATAGAGATACACATGGTAAAATACAATTACCATTAATGATGTTAAGAAGAACTAGTGTTGCAAAAAACGAATCAATCCCAATGCTAAATAGGCATGTATCATATGCAGCAATAACAAAGTATTCAAAAGATAATAGATACGATAGATTTACCGCTTTAGGATCATCTGTAAAACCAAAATTAGAAGTTTATAGAATCACAATGCCTGATTATGTTGAAATTAATTACGAATGTATGGGATGGACAAGTTATACTGAACATCTTAATACGGTAATTGAATCATTAACATTTGCATCAGATGAATATTGGGGTGATAAACAAAAATTTAAATTCAGTACAACTATTTCTGATTATAATGTAGTAAATGAAGTTGGTGAAGGAACTGAAAGAATTAATAGAGTTGAATTTACTTTGAATGTTAAAGCATATTTACTTCCAGAAAAATTTGATGGAGAAAATACTACTAAAAAATCAATGTCTGTAAAAAGAGTAGTAGTATCAACTGAAACGGATGTAACAGGAAATGGTAGATTAGAAGGATTATTAACAACCCCATCACCATATTATGATAATAAAGATCTAATTGATTTCCTTTCATTGAATGGTAGTAAAATAAAAAACCCGGTAGCAAATAATACAATAACATTTACAGGCATAAAACTAATAAAAGCGCCTTCTCAATTGGAATCTATTATAACAAGCGGATTAACAATAGCAGGGCAAATATATGATATAAAACTTTATATAAATGGAGTTAGATATTATAGTACAACATTTAGTTTAACATATGTTTTAGGTACAGGAAATTTAACATTTAATTTTATACCAGCAAATTTAGGATTTACCGTTACATCAACAGATGAAATTACTATAACAGGAAAATTTATTGATATAATATAATGAAACGAAGTCTACTAGATATAACTCAAAAAATAAGTAGAAAAGTTAGTAGAGCAGTTTTAAATCCAAAAGATTTAACAGATTCTACATATTTTATTTTTGAAGCAACTGGTTGGAAATTTGTAGATATATTAAGAGAAATTGAATATAGAACTACACAAGATAGAATAGATATCTATATAAATACACAAGCTATATCTGCTAGAGATTACATTATTGAAGAAAGTGGAAGTGGTTTATTAATTAAATTTATTAGGAGTAGATTTGCATATAATTTAGATACTTCGGATTATATTGAAATAAAGGGAGATATAGAACAATATGCTTAAACAATTTAATTCAAATAATAAAAAATTAAATAGGATTATACCAAAAATAAATCCAAATAATTTAATCTCTGCAGATTTAACAGGAAGTTTATTGGCAATAACGATACCATCAACTACAAGATTTAATTCTAATACTAAAAAATTATTAAAAGCACCAATTGTACTAAATTATAATAAGGCAAATGATGATTTATATTTGACAGCAAGTTTAGAAAATATAGAATTACCTACATCGGCATCATACGAATCATATACCAGAACTAATTCAAATACAAATATAATTGTAAATAATAGACAATCTATAATAGATTTTCATAATGAAATATTGGAAAATTCTGGTAGAACTATTATTAGAACAATAGATACGTTTGATGATAATCAAAACACATTAACTATATATAATGTTGCTTTAGATTACGGAACAGCTGGAGTTAATTCTGATAATTTTGAAATTATAGTATCCGGATTAAATATTCCTGGCGATTATACAATTAAAGAAGTTGGAAATAATGTTGTTATTACATTAAATGATAGGTATATAGATTTTGATAATGTAACATTAGATGATATTTATGTTATAGGCAAATTGGTAGATGTTCCAATTGCAACTGAAGATAATTTTAATATAACAACCGAAGATGGTTTGGACATAATAATATAAAAATGGCAATAGTAAGAAAAAAAATATCCGAATTACCTGCATTAAGTGTAGCATCATTAGATACAACTTTTGTGCTTGGTATTTCAGGTAGCACAACATATAAAATTTCTATAAATAATTTAACATCTTCATTAGATACTACATTTGCAACGGACTTGGTAACTAATGCATTAAGTAGTTCATTA